TTGTCTTTGACACCACCGTCGATGATGCCGCCAAAACCGCGACCAAGCACGGCCAGCTCGCAGCCCTTGGCATCATTCCGCGCGATACCGCTTAATCCAGTTGCACGTCCCGCACGTCCATCCCTTCTGACCCCTCATCCCCTTGGAGTTTCCCATGACCCTCACCCGCAACCCGTTTGACGCGGGCGGCTATTCGCTCGCCGAGATGACGCAGGCGATTAACATCCTGCCCAATCTTCACACCCGTCTTGGCCAGATCGGCCTCTTTCGCTTTGAGGGTGTCTCGCAACGCGCCATCGTGATCGAACAGCACCAAGGCGTGTTGAGCCTCCTGCCCTCGGTCCCCCTCGGTGCCCCTGCCACCGTCGGCAATCGTGAAGCCCGCTCCATGCGCTCATTCGCGCTGCCTTGGATCCCGCATGATGATGTGATCCTGCCTTCGGATATTCAGGGCATGCCCGCACTCGGCGTCTCGGACGCAGCCGACCCGCTGGTTGAGGTGATGAACCGCAAGCTGCAGCTGATGCGGCGCAAGCATGCCCAGACCCGCGAATATATGGAGATGAACGCGCTGCGCGGCATTGTGAAAGATGGTGCTGGCACCACGCTTTACAATTACTTCACCGAGTTTGGCCTTGAGCAACTTGCCATCGACTTTGTCTTTGGCACTGCGGGCACAAACGTGCAGGGAAAAGTCCGCGGTGTGCTACGCGCGATTGAAGACAACCTTTTGGGCGAGACCATGACCACCGCGCATGCGCTGGTCAGCTCGGAGTTCTTTGACAAGCTGATCAGCCATCCCAAAACCGAAGAAGCCTACAAGTTCTTCTCCGCAACGGGCGGGCAGCCCTTGCGCGAGGACATGCGCCGCGCGTTTCCTTTCGCAGGCGTTCTTTTTGAAGAGTACAACGGCTCTGTCACTCTCTCGAATGGGACGGCAGAACGGTTGATCCCAGCGGGGGACGGCATTGCCTTTCCCTTGGGCACGTTTGACACCTTCACCACCTATGGCGGGCCGGCCAATCTCTTGGAAGCGGCCAATACCATCGGTCTGCCCCTCTACGCCCGCCAGCATCTCGATGAAAAAGGCCGCTGGATTGATCTGATGACGGAAAGCTCGATCCTGCCGGTCAACAAGCGGCCACGCATGGCGATCCGGCTGACGAGTTCGACCTAGGGGCGATCGTCATGCACGCATTTGCAATGGCCCTGGATCTGCTTTTTGCGGATCCAAACCTTGCCCAGGAAGCTTGGTATCGTGATTGCGAAGGCCAGTTCACAAAGCTCCGCATCATTACCCGCAGTGCCGACAGTATTACGGAGTTTGGGGCGGCAAGGCTCTGGTCAGAGACCTTCCGCTTTGATGTGCGCGTGCGAGATCTGCCCAATCCCCGCTCGCAAGAGCAAATCCAGATCGAGGGTGAGACGTTTCTAATTCAAGGCAAGCCTGTGCGCGACCGCGATCGGCTGATTTGGACCATTGAGGCGGCCCCAGCATGAGGATCAAACTCGATCTTGCGCCTGATCTGATCGCGGCGATGGCCGCCGAGATCAAAGCAGGCGAAAAAGCTGTCTCAACCGCCATGCGCGAGGCGGGTACAGGGCTGAAGACTGCATGGCGCGCTCAGATCACCAGTGCCGGGCTTGGGCGGCGGCTTGGCAACTCAATCCGGCTCGCTAGCTATCCCAAATCTGGTGACAGCCTGAGCGCGGCCGCCTTGGTGTGGTCGCAAGCGCCGGTGATCCTCCGCGCGCACGACACCGGACCGTTGATCCGGTCCAAGGACGGGTTTTGGCTGGCGATCCCTACAGCGGCCGCGGGCAAGTCAGCCCGTGGTGGCCGGATCACCCCCGGCGAGTGGGAGCGCAGGCAAGGTCTGAAGTTGCAGTTTGTCTATCGCAGGCGGGGGCCGAGTTTGTTGGTGGCTGAAGGGCGGCTAAACAGCCGTGGGTTGGGTGTCGCGTCAAAGTCAAAGACCGGGCGCGGCGTCGCGACCGTGCCGATATTTCTGTTGGTGCCACAGGTGAAGCTGGCTAAACGCCTTGATCTGGCGCGCGATGCTGAGCGGGCCGTGGACCGCGTGCCGGGATTGATTGTAGCGAACTGGGTGGAGGGGTAACTTGGCTGATGCCCGCAATGTGGGACAAAACCGACCTTGGTGATGGCAACACGGCCAGCTGGTTTCAGCGGTTTGCTGCACTCGCCGTTGTGGCTAATCAGCGTTAGGCGGAAATACCGCGTGCGACGCCGCTGACGTTTGGACATACGGTGCTTTTTTCAGCGGTTTTTTGCGTTTCTCGGTCAGTAGCCGATAGATCACAAACAAGCCCAACAGGCATAGAGTTGCGCCTATAAAGATAAAGAGGCCACCCGGTTGGTCATCGCGCATAAACAGTGATGCCGTGATCGGCCCCGCAGTTGCGCCAATCGAGAATGACAACAGCAAGCCCCCGCTTGTCTCCACCATGCGCTCGTTTGGAACAACGTCGTTTGCGTGAGAAATGCAAAGGGCGTAAATCGGTATCATCAACGCGCCGTGGCAACCTGCTACGACAAAGGTTGCCAGACCTTGTGGGACAATATCGAAGCCTATCACGAGACCTGTTACGACAGTGCCAAATGCTGCCATTGAAATAACAATCCGTCGATCAATCCGATCAGATGCCCAACCCAAAGGCCATTGCGATATAGTTCCGCCCAATACAAACGCTGCCATCAACAGCGCAACATCGGCCGTCCCCATGCCGCGACCTTGCGCAAAAACAGGGCCAAGTGACCAAAAGGCTCCTTCGACGATACCAGCAAGCAAACAACCTACAACGCCCACAGGCGACAACCTGTAAAGTGCCTTGAGATCAAGCCGTGCAGAAGGGACCGGAGACGGCGCAGGCGTCGGTGTCAAACTGATCGGCACAATAGACAGGCAGATCAGGATGGCGACCAGGATGAACAAGGTCGCATCCAAAGTATCAAACGAATTGACCAATAGCTGTCCGGCCATGGTGACGATGTTGCTCACAATGATGTAGATGGACAGCGTGCGACCTCGGTTTGCGTTGCTTGCGCTGTCGTTTAACCAACTTTCAACGACAATATAGAGCATCGCCAAACACGCACCGCTCAAGACGCGCAGGAAACCCCAAAATAGAAGATCAACGAATAATGGAAACGCGAGGATCGTCGCCGTCAGCAACGCCGTGATACCAGCAAACGTTCGGGCGTGACCTACACTCATGATGATCTTGGGACCGAGAAAGCACCCGATTGTGAAACCGCCGAAATATGCGGTGCCAAGCCAACCGATGAGTGCGCTAGAATAGCCTTCCTGTGTCGCACGGATAGGTAACAACGTCTGGAAAAGCCCATTGCCGGCAAACAGGAGCGCAGCGCAACTTAGTATTGCGACAATAGTAACTGATGTTGTCGAGCGAGAAGTGATCATAAAGTGCGTTCTTTCGAGGCCGTGTTAGTGCCCAGTCATTTCTTATGCTGTCAAATGAAGCAAACCGAAGCATGAAAAGGTTATCGGTGCAGGTTGAAGCATTTACCCTTTGAAGCCGCCGCCGACGAAACCATCAGTCTTGGATTAACATATGCCCACCACCCGCGAAACCATTCTAACTGCCCTTGCGGATCTCTTGCGGCTGATCCCGTTCGTCCCGGTTCTGCGCGGCGAGGTTGTGCCTGAACGCGTGCCAACTTCTGGCCTCATAATCTTACGCGACGGCGATCCGGGAGATCCGGCGGTGACGCTGTCGCCGCTTTTGTATCACTTCCAGCACCGCGTGGAGCTGGAGATTATCGTGCAGGGTGTGGACCGTGATGCGGGCTTTGCCACACTTTGCGGCCAAATCGGCGCCGTGATCTCTGCGGACCACACGCTGGGTGGCCTCTGCGACTGGGTTGAGGCGGAAGCGCCGCGCCCGGTCGATCTGCCCGTCGAGGGGGCGGCGAGCCTGAAGGCGGCGGTGATCACCATCGTTCTGCATTACACCACCACCGGCCCACTGGCCTGACACCCCACCATAATGAGGAGACCCCCATGGCACGAGCGCAAGGCGCGCGGGCGCAGATGGCGCTGGCGTTTGAGACTATTTATGGCACCGCTCCGACCACGGGGTTCAAGCTGATGCCCTTTGCCAGTACCTCGCTAGGGGCTGAGCAACCGCTGCTGGCCTCGGACCTTTTGGGCTATGGTCGCGATCCGCTGGCCCCGATCAAAGATGCGGTGACGGCGGACGGTGATGTCTCGGTGCCGATTGATATCGAGGCGTTCGGGTTTTGGCTCAAGGCGGCCTTTGGCGCGCCTGTTACCAGCGGCACCACGCCAAAAACCCACACCTTCACCTCAGGGTCTTGGGCGCTGCCAAGCTTCTCGGTGGAAACCGGGATGCCGGAGGTGCCACGCTATGCGATGTATTCAGGCTGCAAGCTGGATCAGCTGAGCTGGACCATGCAGCGCTCCGGGCTGTTGACGGCGACGGCAAAGATCATCGCCCAAGGTGAGACGATTGCCACTGTCTCAGGCGCGGGTACGCCCGCCGCAATCGCCCTGCAGCGTTTTGGCCACTTTAACGGCTCCATCAAGCGCAATGGCACCGCCCTTGGCCATGTGGTCTCGGCAGAGATCACCTATGCCAACAACCTTGAGCGGGTCGAGACCATCCGCGCTGATGGCAAGATTGATGGGGCGGATCCGGCGATGGCGGCTTTGACGGGTAAGATTGACGTGCGCTTTGCTGATAGCGCGCTGGTGACCCAAGCCCTCGATGGCGCGCCTTGCGAGTTGGAGTTCAGCTACAGCCTTGGGGCCAGTGCCAGCCTCAGCTTTACCGCCCATGCGGTCTATCTGCCCCGGCCTCGGATCGAGATCCAAGGGCCGCAGGGCATTCAAGCCTCGTTTGATTGGCAGGCGGCGAAGGGGACGACGCCTGCACGGCTTTGCACCATTGTCCTCACCAACTCAGTCGCGAGCTATGCATGATAGAACTCAACCTTTCCAACGGGCCGAAGTGGCTTGATCTCATCACAGGTCTGCGTTTGCAGCTGCGCCCGCTGACCACCTCGCTGATGGTGGCCGCACGAGCGGACCCTGCGATCCAGGGCCTTGCCACTGGTGCCAGTGATGACGAACGCGCGGTGGCCTTTGCCAAAGCACTGGCCCGCTTGGCCATTCTCGATTGGGAGGGGGTGGGCGATGCGGACGGCGTGCCACTTCCAGCTTCTGAGGCTGCCATTGATGCGCTGCTGGATCTTTGGCCGGTGTTTGAGGCGTTCCAGACCCA